CTAAAACGAAATGAACTACGTAGAACCTCACGAAAAACTTAGTTTAGTTAATCATCCTAAGCACTACCAAGGCAATGGCATTGAAGTTATAGATATTATTGACTCTTTCGAGCTAAACTTTGCTTTAGGAAATGCAATCAAATACATTTTAAGAGCTGATAAGAAAGGCAATAGAAGACAAGACTTAGAAAAGGCTAGATGGTATATCAATAGGGAAATAAGTAAATCAATATGAAACCAGACGAGAGAGCAGCTTCGCTAATGAATAATGCTTATTACTTTACGGGTAATAAGATGTTTGCTAGGGAGCTTTGCCTTTATATGTGCGGAATGATTAGTGAGTATTGCCAAAAAGCTGACGATAAGATTTACTGGAAATTAGTAGCTGAAAATATTTACCTACTTTAATGGAGCATATCTACTCACGTCACAAGCACTGGGTTTCAATAGTTAAGAAGTTTGGCGAAGTCAATTACGCCGAAGACGTAGTCCAAGAAGCATACATCAAAGTTTATGGCAAAGATATTAACGAGGCTTATTTTTACTATACGCTTAGAAGCCTTACGATGGACTTACATTCTAAGAAAGTGGTTAAGGTAGAAGTAACTCAGGATATAGAGTACAGCTTAAGAGAGGATGAAAGCAACGAACTAGCAGAAGAATTAGCCCAGCCGTTTATAGAGTTTATTGATACTTGGGACTGGTACGACAAAAAGCTATTTATGCTTTGGGTTAACAATCGAATTTCAATACGTAAATTATCAAGGGAAACGAACATAGGGTTTATGAGCGTTTACAATACCATTAAAAAATGTAAATTAAAATTAAAGTTATGGCAAGAAAATCAAACAAAGAATCAATTGACGTAGAGCCTAAAGAGGTAGCTACTTTTGCAAATGCTCAGGGTTTAGGTGATACCATTGAGGCGATTACAACCGTTACAGGAATTAAGAAAGGTGTAGAAATGCTTTCTAAAGCTCTCGACTGGGATTGCGGATGCGATGAACGCAAAGAGAAACTTAACCAACTATGGTCTTATCGCAAGCCTCAGTGCTTAAATCAAGAAGACTATGAATACCTAAAAGAGTTTTTCTCTAAGCCACAAAACGAAATAGTTCCACAAGTTCAATGGGAGTTGTCCGATATTTACTTTAGAATATTTAATTTTCGTTTAGAGCAGTCAAGTTGCGCTTCATGCTGGAGAGATTATATCTCACAAATTAGACAAGTTTACAACGTATTCGAAGACGAAAACAATGGATAAGATAGACAAAAGAGGAGGCGCAAGAGAAGGGGCTGGTCGTAAGTCTAAAGCTGAGGAACAATCCTTAGTTGAAAAGCTAACACCATTAGAGCCAAAAGCTTTTGCGGTACTAGCCCAAGCATTAGAAGACCACAAAGACTGGGCAGTAAAACTATTCTTTCAATACCAGTACGGAATGCCTAAGCAAGTGGTAGACCAAAACAATGTGCATACGATTAACGATTTCGACATAAAAGATATTGTTAAATTTAAGTGATAGAACTAAATAGTAAATACGTTCCGCTATTTGAAAGCGATTCTCGCTACTTTGTAATTACGGGAGGGAGGGGTTCGGGCAAATCGTTTGCCTTAAACTCCTTCCTTTTGCTTTTAACGTACGAAGTCGGACACGTTATACTATTTACTCGCTACACTTTGGTCTCGGCTCACGTGTCAATTATCCCAGAGTTCGTTGAAAAGATAGAAATGGCTGGGCTAGAATCAGACTTCTATATTACAAAAGACGAGATTATTAACACTCGCACAAATTCAAAGATTTTATTTAAGGGTATTAAGACCTCTAGCGGTACGCAAACTGCAAACTTAAAGTCTTTATCGGGTGTAACTACGTTCGTGCTTGACGAGGCAGAAGAGCTAGTAGACGAGGACGTATTCGACAAGATAGACTTCTCGATTCGTAATAGCTACAGACAAAACCGAGTTATTCTTATTCTTAACCCGACCACCAAAGAACACTTTATTTATAATCGATTCTTTGAAGAGAAAGGAGTTCAAGAGGGAACGTCTTTAACCAAAGGCGATACCACCTACATACATACCACTTATAAAGATAATATTGATTATTTAAGCGAATCATTCCTTAATCAAATAGAGAATTTAGAAAAGAATAATACACGAAAGTACCAGCATACGATTTTAGGTGGATGGCTAGACAAAGCGGAAGGGGTAGTATTTACTAACTGGAAATTTGGAGATTTTAACCCTGATAACTTACAAACCTCTTTCGGTCAAGACTTTGGGTTTTCAATAGACCCGACCACATTGGTAGAAGTAGCCATCGATAAGAACAAAAAGCGAATCTATATTAAAGAGCATCTTTATAAACCTAAGCTAACAACTAGCGAGATAGGGCATATTAATAAGCGAATATGTGGCAAAGGCTTAATCGTAGCGGATAGTGCTGAGCCTAGACTTATCGCAGAGCTTTCATCTCAAGGTTGTAATATAATAGCAACAGAGAAAGGAGCTGGAAGTATCACCGCTGGACTTGCTCTTATGCAAGACTACGAGCTAATTATAGAAACTAACTCACAAAACATTGGAAAAGAACTTAATAACTACATATACTCTGACAAGAAATCTGGACTTGTGGTCGATAACTTTAACCATGCCATCGATGCCATACGTTACAACGTCTTCTATCAGCTATCTAATCCCAACAACGGCAAGTATTTCGTCTACTAATACAAAAAACAACAATTAACGTTTATACATTATGAAGCTAGAACTGAATGTTCCTACAAGCCTAAATGAAATTTCTTTAGAAAAGTATCAGAAATTTTTAAAAATTGCTAAGGAAAACGAAGAAAGTGAATTTTTGCATCAAAAGATGGTGCAAATTTTTTGCGGTATTGAATTAAAGGAGGTTGCCAATATTAGGCATCGAGATGTTGTTGAAATAACAGCTCAACTTGGAGCATTATTTAATGCAAAGCATAAATTTATTAACACGTTCAAAATGCGTGGAATTGAATATGGCTTTATACCTAATCTTGACGAAATAACACAGGGTGAATATGTTGATATTGATACCTATGTTGGTAATTGGGATAATATGCACAGAGCTATGGCGGTACTTTATAGACCAATAACTCAAAAGCAATATAATAGATATTCGATAGAAGAATATAAAGGTTCTGATGTTTATGCAGAGGTAATGAAAGATGCACCAGTTGACGTAGTTCTTGGAGCGATGGTTTTTTTTTATCATTTAGGCAAAGAATTATTGAAAAATACCCTGACTTATTTGGAGGAGAACCCAACGATAATGAATATAGTGAACAAGCACAATTCGGAAAACGATGGGGGTGGTATAATTCCATCTATGCACTCGCTCAAGGAGACGTTAGAAGATTTAATGAAATTTCAAAACTTCCACTTAACCAGTGCTTAACATTTTTAACGTTTGAAAAGCAAAAAACGAATTTGGAAATTAAAATGATAAATAAGAAATAATGAATGGATATTATTATGTCGTAAAAACTTTAAAGGATTATTTGAAGTCTAATGATTTCATTAATACTGTTAGCATTGGAGATATTTTTACTATTGATTTAAGCAAGCAAACTATTTATCCTTTAGCTCATATCATTGTAAATAGTGCGCAACTTACCGAAAATACTACGTCTTTAAATTTATCGATTCTATTTATGGATTTAGTGGACGAAAGTAAGGCTGAAATTACAGACGTTTGGGAGGGCAATGACAATGAGCAAGACGTATTAAATACGCAACTTGCAATAGCCTCTAAGCTTACCGCTGATTTAGTAAGGGGTTATTTGTATTCTAATTTAATACAAGTAACTGGAGAGCCAAGCGCAGAGCCGTTCGTAGATAGATTCGAAAACAAAATAGCAGGATGGACACTAACGTTTGACGTTAGTATTCCTAATGACATGACATTATGTTAATAGAGTTAAAGAAAACTTCTGAGCTTTTAGAAAAATATAAAAATTATGTAGTTCAACAATCGAGGGCAAACCTAAGTAAGCTCAAGAAAAAAAATACATTAAAATTATACCAAAGCATAAAAGGCGAAATTTTAACTGAAGATAATTACTCTTTGATTGGGTTTACGATGGAAGACTACGGATTCTATCAAGACCAAGGAGTAAAAGGAGTAAACGGCAAATTTCAAACTCGTAACGATTATAAAAAAGAAGGTTTTCAATTTGGCAAAAAACAAGGAGTAAAAGGAGGTTTAACAAAAGGAATTGAAAAATGGGTAATACAAAAGGGAATACAATTTAGAGATAAAAAAACTGGAAGGTTTTTGACTTATAAATCTACTGCTTTTTTAATTACTAGGAGTATTTATCAAAAAGGAATAAAGCCTAGTCTATTTTTTACTAAACCATTTATTAGAGGCTATCAAAAATACATTGAAACAGATTTGATGAAAGCTTATGCTCAAGATATTGAAACTTTAGTAGGATATAATTTAAAAAGAATAAAATGATAATTAACGCTAGAAGCCCTTATTTTATTACTGTAAACGAGGCTAGTCAAGTAGGTTCTAAAGTTGAACTGTTTTTATCTGCTGGAGGCTCTGCGCTTCCATCTACTGCGACTTATACACTATCAAAATCAGTACCTTCGTCTTCTCAATTACGAACAGATTATAATATCTCTCAATATATTAAAGAATATATAGAAACTATATCTAGCGTAGATAGTGGAAATACGCTTTTTGCTAACGTAAGAGTAATTAGATACAAAGAAACAGCTCCAGGTTCTTACTCTACTTTAGATACCACTGACCATTTCGGCGTAAACGGTTACACTTTATACACGGATGGATATAATGAAACAGACGCTAGTAGCTTATTTGTTTGTCTAGCAAATCCAAGTATAGAAATAACCTATCAAGAAGGAATTGAATCTTCGAAATATCCTTACATAAATGCGCTTGTAGATTTTACCGCTAACGGCTCAAGCAAAGTAGACGTATCTTATAAGGATTTGAACGGTCGTAATGAGGTAGTAGTTTCCTACGACACGAATGCTA